TCTCAAGAATTCTTGAGACTTTGGGAGATAGCCCCTCAGGTATTAATACCTGTGCATTGTTAACTTAGGTTAGCAAAATTCTATCGGATGGAATCTATACCATTCACACGTTTGGGACTTGACAAAATGGAGGAACTATGCTAGGGTATTACCGACCTCAAGAGCAGCCCGTCCCCGAGAAAGTAAACAATAAACGCCTCAAACTTTTGATTCAAAATTTAGAGAATATTGTTGAACTTCTTAAAGAGGAGGTTTGTGTTGAGGAAGAAGAAACGAATATTGTTCGTTTTGAAGATATGATACAAAAGATACAGGACGAATATGAAGAACCCGATTACGATGAGGAAAACTAATGGCTTATGATTTAACCCCGTTTGAAAAGGATATGGCGGCTTTTGCCGATAGAATTGAGATTATTGTCGGCCTAGAGATTGGCGATAAGATGACCGCAGAAGAGGCATATCAAGAGATTAAACTATTGATGAAGGACCTAAAAAAATCACGTAAGAGAGCAAAAGGAGAGCAAGAGAATGAGCAGCAGTGTTGAACTTATTTCAATTACGCCGGATGCGGAAAAGATAATTGCATATTGTGCAAGGGTTTCAAATCCCAAAAATCAAGATAACGAAGACTTTGCCGGTCTTATGAAATACTGCATCAGGGAACGTCATTGGAGTATTTTTCAAATGGCAGATATGACAGTTGAGATTAATTGTCAAATGCCGATTGCAACTCAGATTCTTCGTCATAGAAGTTTTGAGTTTCAGCAATTCTCTCAGAGATATGCTGATGCTACTGAGTTAAATCTAGATATTCCTATTCCAGATTTAAGAAAGCAAGACACCAAGAATAGGCAAAACTCAACTGATGATTTGGGCGATTACTTAAAACTTAGCCTACAGGATGAAATTCGACAGCACTTTGAAGCATCTAAGAATCTTTATCAAAAACTGTTAAGTTTTGGTGTCGCAAAAGAGTGCTCAAGATTTGTTTTACCCGGTGCAACAATGACAAGACTTTATATGAAAGGTAGTCTTAGGTCTTGGATTACATACATTGCACTCCGAGAAAAGAATGGAACACAACTGGAGCATAAGGAAGTTGCAAAGGCTTGTAAAGCAATTTTTGTGGAATGTTTTCCCACCATTGCGAATTCTCTTGGTGGATTAGAAACTGATTGGGTTATTTGAGTTAGGATAAATAGTTACAACATTATGGAGGTAATCATTGGCAATCTATCCAATTATTAATAAAGAAACTGGAGAAAAAAAAGAAATCAGCATTAGTGTTAATGACATTATGGCTTGGTACGAAAAAAATCCAGAGTGGGTGCGCGATTGGAGTGAGGGTGCCGCCGCATTTGCGGAAACGGGTGAGTGGCGCGAAAAACTAGTTAAAAAGAATCCAGGATGGAATGAGGTTCTACAAAAAGCCTCAAAATCTGGGGCCTCTCAAAGCAAAATCAGCAAAATCTAACTCATTTCCTTAAACGAACCTAAATGACTCGTAAAAGACGGACCACAGACGCACAAGGCTACAATAGGGCACCAAAGAGAAATAAAAAAACAATCAGTTTAGATGTATTGCATAAAATGCATCCTTTAACTGATAACCAAGCAAAACTTTTTGATTCATACGAAAGGGGACAAAATATCCTTGCTTATGGTTCTCCTGGAACCGGTAAAACACACGTTCTATTATACAATGCCCTTAAAGATGTTCTTAATGAAAGAACACCTTATGATAAAATTATCATTGTGCGTTCAACTGTTCAATCCCTTGAAATTGGTTTCGTCCCTGGCACTGTTGGAGATAAGATTGCACCATTTGAGTCTCCTTACAAACATATGGTAAAGTCTATGTTTGACTTACCAACAGAGGAAGATTTTGAAATGCTCTATGGTCTACTTAAGGCTGAAAACTTTTTAGACTTTATGTGTGTATCCTTCCTTAGGGGTACAACATATGATAACTGCATCCTTATTGTAGATGAGTGCCAGAACCTTAACTATCATCATCTATCAACGGTTATTACCCGTGTTGGTCAAGATAGTAAAATCTTCTTTGCCGGTGATTCTAAGCAATCTGACCTAACAAAAATGAGCGAGCGTAAAGGTTTTCTTGATTTTGCTGAGGTTCTTAAGAGAATGGAAGAATTTGATTTGGTTCAATTTGGCATTGAAGATGTGATCCGCTCAGGAATAGTTAAATCCTTCCTAATCGCTGAACACGAATACGAACAGGAAACCGCGACCACTTGACAAATCCGAGAAGATGTGCTAGGGTGATACCACTCCAAAGCGAGGAAAAATGGGTATCACCCTAAAACAAAAATTAAATAAAATCAAGCGACCGATATTTGAACATTTAGATTTAAATATCCCAAAAATAGAAAGAGTAACTCTAGACGGAAATAGGTATTATAAGGTTCCAGATTTTGAAGGATATAAAACTTTCATCTCTGTTACATCGGTTACATCCAATTACTCTAAAGAAAAGATTGCTGAATGGAGAAAGAGGGTTGGCGAAGACGAGGCCAAACGAGTTATTAAGTTTGCAACAACTCTAGGAACTCAATACCACGCTCTTTCTGAGGCATACTTTAAAAACGAAGAGATTCCTGAAAAGTCTGCTCTTGCTAAGTTTCTATTCAACAATGCTCTTTCTACATTCAATAGAATTGGAAAGATTCATACAATTGAAGTTCCCCTTTATTCGTTTGATTGGGAACTTGCGGGCACTCCTGATATGATTGCAGAGTTTGATGGAGTTCTTAGCGTTATTGACCATAAAACGTCACAAGAACCCAAAAAACTAGAGTGGATTGAAGGTTACTTTGTTCAATGTTTCTCATATGCATATATGTACGCTGAACGATTTGGAGTAATGCCGAAACAACTTGTGATTATTATGTCCTGTCAAAACGGAGAAGTTGAAGTTTACATTGAGAAAGACCTTCAAAAATACGTTAAACTTCTTAGAAAATATATCAACAAATTTATCGCTGATAAACAATGAATGCTTCCGAAGAACTACAAAAAGAACTAGAAAAAAAGTTTCTCTGCCCAGATAAGTTTGCAAAAGAAATTGAGATTCTTGTTTCAAAAAGAGATGACTTGAATTATATTACAGCAATCACCGAATACTGTGAGGTCAATAGCATTGATATTGAGTCAATTACAAAACTAATTTCAAAGACTCTTAAAGATAGAATTCAAGGAGATGCAATTAAACTGAACTTCTTGAGGCGAACATCCAAAGCAAGGCTACCACTATGATAATTAGAAGTTCTTATCATTTTACTGGCCTAGGTTACTCTAGTCTAACGAGAACTAAAGATAATAATGGAACAATCTATTGGTTAGCAACAAAAGAAGTTTTAGGATTTTCCCAGAGAATTGAAGACCAGGAATTGAAGAAAAAATTTGAAGAGTATTTTCAAGCACATATCGTACCAGAAATTATTAAAGACCCGTGAACCCATATGAAGTCTACGTCACTTATCTTGCAATAAAACGACATTATTGCACACCATCATACGACTTCTTTAAATATCAGGGAAAGATTAAATGTTCGCCCGAAACATTCAAAAAGAGTAAAGACCGGTTGTTTTTTGAACGACTGAGCAGAAAGAAAAAACCTCAAGAGATTGTAGATTTCTTTGTTTCCAACTTTGTTGCATCAGATAATCCTTCCTCTCTTTGGATAGGCGACATCATCAAAAATGGAGAGAAAACCTACCTAGAAAGTAAAAGAGTTAGAGAATCTCTGTCTTATATCTTTGAACAAGACCTTAAAACAATAACAGAGTCTCAACATTTGTTTGAAGTTGTTAAAGTTGATGGTTCAAAACATCCAAAACTTTTAAGGTCTTATCTTAATAACTCAATAAAATTTGAAACGCTTTTTCTTTTTATTGAAGTTCTGAACTTGAAGGAAAAATATGATGATGCCTTACAGGACCCGATATGGGCAATAGTGAGCAATAAGATTGAAAAGTTTGCTCCGTTTCTTGATTTTGATTCTTCTAAATACAGGGGAATAATACGCAAATACATTCAATGAGTTTCTTTGATTCTTCCATTGTTCAAGAAGAAATTGAAAATATTTCAAAACTTGGTTCAGTTATATCTGAAAATATCCTAATCTTTCCAACTCTAAGTCTACGAGAGAAGTCTGAAAGAGTTGAAACTTTGCAAGAGATGTTGAATAAAATCAATCTATTTTATGCAAGATTGAGTCTATCAGAAGATAAAGAAGCCCAAGAAATGAAGCAAAGAATTCAAGAGTGTTCAGGATTATTTGGGGAAGATACAATTCAAGATGCATTTAATAGCATCCAATACTTAATTGATGAAATGAGAAAGGAAATTGATAGACAATGATTTAAAAACCAGAATTGAATATAGAATAAAAGAACACCACAAACTTTACGAACT